AGGTAAATCCAGTATTTCTTTGAATTCTTGGCTGTCTACTATTTGTTTAAGTTTTAATCTATATAAATGAGGATACCAAGTGGGTGAAAATCCTTCTGCTGCTCTGTTTATATCCTGTATCACATAAAATCTTTTCAATGCCACTTTGTAATCATTCAGTGCGTATTGGTCTTTTAAATGTGGTAATTCTATCACATCTCCTGACATTAATTTTCTACCAATGGTTTTGACTGAACTGTTGATATGCACAGTTAAAAATATTGTATCATTTTGCAGAAATAATCCAAATTGACTCATGTCAAAGTCAATGTCACTCACGTTGTAAATGCCTCTGATCTGATAGATGTTGGGATCGTATTTTCTATCTCTATTTTCTAAAAATAATAGGTCTTGAATATTGGTTTCTTTCACAGCATTGTATCTGGGCTGTGTGGCTGTGGCATCTTCTTCATCAGGATTCACAGGTCCAAGGTATTTGTGTACAAACACATCAGTGCCGCCCACTGTGAACATTTCTGCGATTGTTTGATCTAAAAATGTGTAATCTTCGCCCTTTTCTGGCTTGTATAAACTGATTCTTGGCATGTGTATATTTATTCATGCTGTGTCTGGTGCTAAATATGTTATAGGAACCTATTGATGAGCGAACTACAAACACAAAGACAAGAAATATACAGTTTTGCTAAAGACATGCTGGGTGGGGGCATGGTTGAGGTTGAACTGGATCCCAATCACTATGAAACAGCACTAACCAGAGCTTTGGGTAGATATCGTCAAAGATCCGACAATTCAGTGGAGGAAAGTTATTTGTTTTTGACCACAGTGTTGGATCAAAACAGTTATACCTTGCCCAACGAAGTGATGGAAATTAGACAGATTTTTAGAAGAAGTGTTGGTTCAAGAAGTGGTGGCGGAGATGGTGGCACAGTGTTTGAACCATTCAATTTGGCCTACACCAACACCTATCTATTGGCCAGTTCCAACATGGGTGGTTTGGCCACTTACAACATGTTTTCTCAGTATCAGGAAATGGTGGGTAGAATGTTTGGTTCTTTCATAGAATTCAAATGGAACTCAGTGACCAAAGTTTTAACGTTATTACAAAGACCCCGAGCAGAAGAAACATTGATGTTGTTTGCTTACAATTACAGACCCGAAAGCCAACTGTTGACCGATTACAAATCTAGAGAATGGATCAAAAGTTACACATTGGCCAATTGCAAATACATGTTGGGTGAAGCCAGATCCAAATTCAACACTGTGGCAGGACCACAGGGTGGAACCACACTGAATGGTGACACTTTAAAAGCCGAAGCTCAAGCTGAAATGGATAGATTGGATGCTGAATTGGCCACACAAATGGCTGGTGGCGTGGGCTATCATTTCACAATCGGTTAATATTTCATTGACATTATTATAAATTTAAAGTACAATAGTGCTTTAATATGATTATCGGAATTTGCGGATTAATAGGCAGTGGCAAAGACACCATTGCTGATTGCTTGGTGGAACAACACAATTTTCAAAAAATATCTTTTGCTGACAAACTCAAAGATGCTGTGGCTCAGATGTTCGATTGGGACAGACAATTGCTGGATGGCAAAACTGATGAAAGCAGAGCTTGGAGAGAACAGCCTGATGCTTATTGGAGCAAAGAAGTGGGCAGCACGATCACTCCTAGATTGGCTCTACAAAAGTTTGGCACAGAATGCATGCGTAATGGATTTTATGATGGCATATGGGTCAGTTTGACCAAGAAAAAAATTATAGAAAATCCTCAGATCAACTGGGTTATTCCAGATGTGCGTTTTGTGAATGAAGCTGACATGATCAAAAGTGTTGGTGGAAAAGTTTGGTGGGTCAAAAGAGGCACATTGCCACTGTGGTTTAAAATATATCAAGATGTGGGCATAGAACCCAAAGACATACATGCCAGTGAATGGGCATGGGCTAGATTTGCATTTGATGCTGAACTAAACAATAATAGTACTATAGAAGCTCTTAGAAGTCAGGTACAAGGTCTCCTTGCACCCATTTGATACCTTGTGATTGTAGCACTCGCTGACAATTGGCACACACTGTTTTAAGATTGTTAAATCTACAGTTATTAAGATTACCATCCACATGAAACACATTAAACTGCTGAGCATGTTTGCTTTTGTGTGAACACTTATCACACTCGTTTTTTTTCATATAGCCCGACTGCTGCCATTTGGGCATGCCCATGGATCTGCCTTTGTAACGCACACACTGCTCGCACTGAGATCTATAGAATACCTTGTTTGCTTTGTGATAATTCACAGCACAGGGGCGTTGTTTGCAGGCTTTGCACAAAGGTCGCATACAGTATTTAGCTGCCCTTTTTTGGCCCTTTTTGTTGGGATTAATGAGGTGTATTTTTGAGCTATCTGAATAAATATATTCAAATAAGTCATAGATAGGAGAAAACAATATGGCACTAGTATCACCGGGCGTACAAGTTACAGTAATAGACGAAAGTTTTTATACACCAGCGGAACCAGGTACGGTTCCAATGATCTTTATTGCCACTGCTCAGGACAAAGCCAATTCAGCAGGCACAGGCACAGCAGAAGGCACAAGAGCAGCCAATGCTGGTAAACCTTATCTTGTAACTTCTCAAAGAGATTTGAGTGACACATTTGGTGATGCAATTTTCTACACAGATTCAAACAACAATCCAATTCACGGTGGTGAATTAAATGAGTACGGTTTACAAGCAGCATATTCTTTCCTAGGAGTGAGCAACAGAGCTTACGTGGTAAGAGCTAACGTAGATTTAGATCAACTTCAAGCATCAGCTGATGCACCAGCCGGAACTCCAGCAGCTGGCACATATTGGTTTGACACAGCTAATAGTTTGTTTGGTATATTTGAATGGAATTCTAATCCTGTGACTTCTACAGGAGGTCAAACATTTACTAATAAAGTTCCAACGGTGATCACAGATGTTGAACAATTAGTGGGTGAAACAGCAGGCAATGCTCCCAAAGGCGCAGTGGGCCAAATTGGAGATTATGCTATCAATGCCACAACAACTTTCAATGATTTATATTACAAAAATTATCTAGGCACTTGGGTTCAAGTAGGATCAACTGCTTGGAAAGCCAGTCAGCCAACAGTAATAGGATCTAATCAAAACGTATTATCTACATCGGGTACTTTTACTATCAATGGAACACCTATCACAGGAACTTCATACACTCAAGTAATTTCTAATATCAACTCCGCAGGTATCAGTGGAGTCACAGCAGCCAGTATCGGCACTGCAGTGGCAATCTTTTCAACCACAAGCAATATTATTTTAGCTTCAGTTTCTGGAACTTTATTAGCAGACTTAGGATTTACAGCAGGCACAAAATACATTCCTTCAGTAGTGGTTCAACCTCACACACAAATCCCTGCGTTTAAATCTACAGATGCTAATCCAAGACCAACTGGATCTTTATGGATTAAAATTACTACTCCAAATCTTGGTGCTAGATTTAAAATTAAAAAATTCAATGGTGTAACCAATTTATTTGAAGATATTTCTGCTCCAATTTACAACAGCAATGAATCTGCACTGTACAACATTGACAGAGCGGGTGGTGGAGCAAATATTGCTGTGGGATCACTTTATGTGAATTCCAACAATGGCAGTGATGAAGTTGATTTCATAATTCAAAGAAAAGAAAATACTGGAGCAACCATTATTAAATCCAGTGCAATCACCACTCAGTGTGTGTCTGGCACATACAGTGTGACCATGCAAGAATCAAAAATCAATCAAGAAGCATTGGGATCTAGCACAACTTTTTCTATCACAACAGTGGGACAATCTGGTGATGCTGATACAATTGCTAATGCAATCAATGCTCAAGGGTTTGTTAACATTGAAGCCAGTGTGGACACTTTGAACAGAATTGTGATATCACACAATATCGGCGGAGATATTAAAATTACTGATACTGATGATTTACTTACTTTGGCAGGATTCATAGCAGATTCTACAACCAATCTATACAACGATGATGCCACTGATGGATCAACCAATCCAGTGGTATTGAGAGCCAGCAATTGGAAAACATTATCTTACACAGCTGACAGCAATGCTCCAACCAGTTTGACTGCAGATGGTCAATTATGGTACAATTCAATTACGGACGAAGCAGATATCATGTATCACAATGGAACCACATGGAAGGGTTACAAAGATGCAGCAGCATTTCCAAATTCTAGTCCACTGGGACCTATCGTATCAGCCACCAAACCAACAGTACAATCTGATGAGACAGCGTTAGTGACTGGTGATTTATGGATTGATACCAGCGATATTGAAAACTATCCTCAGATTTACAGATACAACTCAGCAACTGTTACATGGACTTTGATTGACAATTCAGATCAAACCACAGAAGATGGTATCATATTTGCTGATGCACGTTACAACACTTCAGGAGCCAACAGC